CTTTCCAGATTTAGCATCTACTATAGATCAACTTGGAACAGATGAACCTAATGTTATCTTTCCACTATCAACTGTAAAGCGATTTGCATTGCAACGATATGGTGGACAAGATGAAAATGAGGCTGTGCAAAATTTTATGGCTGATGTAATCGGTCCTGATATCCAGCAAGCTCAGATGGAAAACCAAAACAATGTGCCACCTGGTACAGAACAACCTACTACTGAAACAGCAGGTTTAATGACCAGCCCACAAAATATGGAGACAGTATAAGAGCTACCCTTATCCATAAGGCACTCAACCTTAAGAGGAAAAAATAATGGAAACAAAAGAAAAGGAAGCTACAGTTTCGCAAGAAGCTGAAGTTTCTAAACCGAAACTTGTCAAAAAACCAAAAGCGAACCCTTATAAAAAACATGATGACGCAAGTGATCCTGAAATTGAGGCATTTGCTAAAGGTGAATTAGAGAAGTTTCACAGAGAGAAAGCAGAGACAGCAACCGTTCAAAAGGACACTGAAGCATCCGAAGAAATTGCAAGCTTAGATGGTAAGGCAACTCCTTCAACTGAACGCCCTGAAAATGCAGAAGAACGTGTCTTTAAGAAACGTTATGACGATTTGAAAAGACACTATGATTCTACACTCGGAAAGCATAAAGATGAAGTTCGGACTTTAAGAACTCAACTTGAGCAATCATCAAAGCAGTTTGTTCCACCTAAATCTAAAGATGAATTAGAATCTTGGAGGAAGGAATATCCCGATGTTTATGAAATGGTTGAAACCATTGCTATGAATAAAGCGGATAGTCGAACAAAAGAGATGGAGACTAAGTATCAAAATCTTCAAGTTCAACAGGAAGAAATTGCAAAAGAAAAAGCTGAAGTAGAACTTTTAAAATTGCATCCTGATTTTAATGATCTTCGTTCAAAAGACGATTTTCATGAATGGGCTGCAAAGCAAGATCCTGTTATTCAAGATTGGTTGTATGAAAATACAAGCAATGCTTCACTTGCTGCCAGAGCTTTAGATCTATATAAAATGGATCGGGGACTTGGCAAGTATAGTAAGAAAGAAGAACAGAGTGCTAAAAAAGAAGCTGCTAAAGCTATTAGTAAAACTAAAAAGGCAGAAGCACCAGATGCTCCTACAAAGAAAGTTTGGTCTAATGCTGAAATTTCTAAGATGAATGTTCGTGAGTATGCTAAGTACGAAGAAGAAATCGATAAAGCTGTACGAGAAGGTAGAATCCAACCTTAACAATAATAAATTGGAGGCTAACACATGGCTACAATGGGACTGGCTTCTGGCTACCAGAATTTACCTTCGGGTAATTGGGTACCAGCGGTCTATAGTCAAAAGGTTCAAAAGTTTTTCAGACGTGCATCAGTTGTTGAAGATATTACTAACACTGATTACGCTGGAGAAATTGAAAATTTTGGCGACACGGTAAATATCGTGAAAGAACCCTCAATTACTGTGAGCGACTACGCTAGAGGTCAAACTGTAAACACACAAACTTTGGCAGACGATAAGTTACAACTTACTGTCGACCAAGGTTCTTACTTTGCGTTTAAAGTAGATGACATCGAAGAAAGACAATCACACGTAAATTGGGAAGCTCTAGCAACTTCTTCAGGTGCTTATTCACTAAAAAAGAACTACGACTATAATGTATTAAAAAACATTTATGACAATGCTTCAACATCAGCTTCGAACACTGGAACAGATGCTTCGCCGATTGATGGAGACGCAGGAAATGATACATTAGCAGATGTTATATCAGCTGCTAAGACAGTTCTTGATGGGCAAGACGCACCAGAGGAAAACAGATGGTTCGTTGCACCGCCAGCTTTTTACAAGCAATTGAGAAAAGCGGCTGCAAAAATTATGGACCAATCAATAATGAATGATGGTTCTGCATCTTCTATGAGAAACGGTTTAGTAACGGATAGACCTTTATTTGGTTTTAGACTTTACACAACTAATGCGATAGCAGTTTCAAGTGGAGCAGCATCATCTAAAACGTTTGGATCAGCAGGATCTAATGAGTATGCAATCCTTTATGGGCACCAAGGTGCAGTTGCTACGGCAAACCATATTGCGAAAACAGAACTTATCAGAGACCCTGATTCATTTTCAGACATCGTGAGAGGTTTGCATGTTTTTGGAAGAAAAGTTCTGAGATCAACAGCAGCTTACTCTGGTGTTATAACAGTAGGTTAATTGGGAGGATAATAGATAGACTATGGCTACATATAATGTAACAGGTGTAGGTGGTACTACTGGGCATCCGTCCAATGGTAGAACACCTTATCTGGTAGAAAATACAATTGATGTATCAGCAGTAAATGGTGACTCAGGTTCAGCACAAAATGACGTTCTTAAGTGCATAGATGTACCTGCAGAAACACTAATTATGGCGGCAGGCGTAGAAGTGCTAACAGCATGTTCAAGTTCTGTAGTAATTGACATTGGTGTCACGGGAAGTACAGCAGGGTTTTCTGACCCTGATGCTTACGTAGATGCTTATGATGCTACAGGGGCAGCTTATGCACCTAGAGATGTTGCAGACGCAGCACCTATGCTTACAATCAAAACAGCAGATACTATCGATGCTTTGATGGCTGGTGCAGCTTCGAGTGCGGGTAAAATCCGTGTTTGGGCAGTACTATGCGATCTTTCAGGTATTGATGAATCAGATAATAATACAAGTACACAACACGACACAGCAGTATAATAATACTGTTTAATTTTAAGGGGGGTATTTATATCCCCCTTAATCAATCCCTTATTAATTAGGAGAATAAAATGACTACTTATGATTTAACTAAAAAAACTAATGCTAGTACGGGACAAATAGTTATGCCTTCTCCCCACGAAATAAGGTTACAGAATTTAGAAGACAAAGTCACTTCACAAAGTGAAACATTAGAACACATTGTAAAGTTACTCCATGAGTTATCAGAAAAGAAATCAGCTTCTTGAAATAATTCAAGAGTATAAGTCTGATAATACTGCCCTCAAAGAGCAGATTAAAGATTTAAAAAAACAATTAGACGATGCAGAGTCTAGGATTAAAAGACTATTAATTCGTTTTGAACAATTTGAATATGACAGTAAGGACGAAAAATAATGGCTACCACTTATCTAATTTTATCTAACCGAATCTTAAGAGAATTGAATGAAGTTGAAATGACTTCATCAAACTTTTCTAGTAGTCGAGGTATTCAAACAGCGGTTAAAGATTTTATTAATAAATCAGTACACGATATTTATAACGAAGGAGCTGAAATTCCTTTATTACATACAACAACGACTCAAGCCCTTCAGGTAGGCGATGGTGAATATGATTTTCCATCGAATATGCGTAGAGTGGACTTTGAGTCTTTTTTTTTAAAGCCAACTGAATTAATTACTAACGGAGAATTTACTTCAGCTATAAGTAGCTGGACAAATGCTACAACTGGAGCTGTAGGAGAAGGAACTCCTGCATATAATTCTGGTGGTAATGGAAGATTACGCCTAAATGATGCGGCAGTATCACAAGCAATCACTACGGTAAAAAATAAAACTTATAAAGTTCAAGTAAGAGTTATTGATTCTGCATCAGGAGGTTCTAGTTTAGCTGTTAAAGTAGGTAATGCAGCCCATGCTACAACTGATTTAAATGCAACATTAACTGTAGCTAATTATGGCGAAGGAAAAGTTTTAGATACAACTTTTAGTGCAAGTCAGGTAGCAACTTATATTACTGTCATTAATAGTGATGCGAATAATCTTGATGTTGATTATGTTAGGGTATCACGAAGTGATATTGCACCTAAGAAATTAGCTCATATTACTTATGATACTTATTTACAAACTAATAAAGTTGCAGATGATGTAAATGTAAGTAGTTCTTTTGGACTTCCTGCAAAAGTAATAAGAAAGCCTGACTATAGTTCTTTTATTCTAAGTCCGATACCAGGTGAAGGAGAATATACAGTTAGTTATGATTATTTTACAACTCATACTGATTTATCAGCACATGGAGATAATATGGGATTACCTGATCGATTTTCCCCATTGATTGTTGATCGATCAAAGTATTATGTCTATATGTTAAGATCAGATCCACAACATGCACAATTAGCAGATAGAGATTATCAAAGAAAATTAAAATTATTAAAAACAGATTATGGTACTCATGCAGATTATATGAGATCTGATGCCATTGCTGAAAGTATTACAACAACTGTAGTATAGGAAAATAAATGGCAGGAACAGATACTTCACAAATATCTCCATATACAGCAAGTTGCGGGGGAGGACTT